ATCCTGTAAGTTATCCTCATTTTCATTATTTACATTTTCAATCAGTTTGGACATATTTTCAATTAATTCTAATTCCTCTTTTGTTATATTTTTTGGAGCAGGAGGCTCTCCTTGCGGCATAGGTGGCGGCGGCGCTGGTAACTCTTTCTGACCATCTTGTTGCTGTGGATTTGATGGCGGTGCAGTGGCTTGCTCAGATCCTATCTGATCATCTAATTTTTGAATTTCGTCTTCGGTAAGTCTTAGAATATTTCTACGTATCCAATCCTGAGAATAGTATTTACCAACATATCCATCTGCAATTTGAAGAATATTCAATCTCTGCGAAAGTATTTCTTGTTCTTTGAGTTCAGCATAATAATTATCTTCTTGAAAGTCATAAGAAATATAATTTTTAACTTCTTTCCATTCAGCTCTGGACATAACGCCAGTCAATACCAACTGCGTTTCAAGAATTCGATCAAACACATGCGAAAATCTAGAACGAAGTCGCGCGATTAATTTTGTGAACTTAATTTCATCACGCGTAATCTCTGACGACTTACCCATATTGAATGTGCTCTCAGACAACATTCTGCTAATAGGAACGTTCAACGATTGATATAATTTTTTGCGGAAGTATTCTACATCTTCTAACTGACCAAGATTTTGTCCACCAGGAAGTGTAGTTATTTCTGTTCCGCGATTTCCTTCTCTACGAGGAAGCCAGTAATCCTCAAGCATGGTCATAAATTTTCTATCATCGCGAACTTCACCCGTAGATGCGTCATAGACAAGACGGTTCTTATGTTTAACCATCATGTCACGAAGATATTGTTCTGCTTTCATCTTAGGAAGATTACCAACATCGATGTAAAAAATTCTTCGCTCAGGAGCGCGAGCTAGACGATAAATTACAGTCGCGTCTTCCAACATACGAAGTTGATTAAATGGTTTCATTGCTTTATGCAAATGAGACAGAACCATAGAATTACGCTCGTCTAACAATCCAGAATGAACATGACATATGCTATCAGGAGAAATTTTTACACCCTGCGTAACAGTTCCCATGTTAGTATGTCCAGACTTATTATACAAATAATATTCTTGGAATGGACGAACTACAGCAGATTTGTCATTTAAAGTCGCATCGGCTCTATTAGTAATAGGAACTCTGAGTTTTCTCATTCTTCTTGGGTCGATATAACGAAGTTCTTTGATACCTTCGCGAGGCTTTTTTGAGTCAATCATCATATGGTAATATATTCTTCCATCAACATACCATCTTTGAAATATATCATGAGCCATATTTTGAAAGTCTAAAAGTGTCAGAAGTTTTTCAAATTCTGCTGTAAGTTTAGCTTTTACACGAGCTGGCTGATCTAATTTATCTAGATTGAGTGTTACTGGAAGGGTACCTTTATCATTGATGACCGCTTCGTTTATAATGTCTTGTATAGCCAAATCAATATCTGGCTGTTGAGCCATTTGGCGATATTTTGTGACTAATTCAATTTCAGATTTTGCTGTAGATTCTAGATCAATATATGTACCATATGATCCACCCGGTGCAATTTCAACTGCACCATCTTCGTTGGGCTTTGGTACAAAGGATGGAATAGAAATGGCTTCTTTTACTTCATCCTCAATTTTACCAATTTTAAAACCAAATAGTTCGAATGCCATTGTCGTATCTCCAAAAAATAAATCCGCCAATAACTATTTAGCGGATTTATTTATGAGCTAATTATAAAATTTATATAACTAACGTGCCAGTTATAGTTGGTGCAGCAACTCTCCAGTAATCATACGCAAATTCACAAGTAAACTCTTCGATTGCGTCTGTATCCCAATTCACATCAATCGCTTGAAGATTAGTTGGAAACAGATTAACGAACTCATAACTTCTAATAGGAACGCCGACCTTGTTATATTGCGTAACTGTTGCAGTTGTTCTATACGATTGAGTTGTAGTCAGTTGTGTTTCACGCAGATTCGCTTGATGGCGATTGATTGCGTTGCTCCAAACTTCTAGTGCATGACGAACTTGAAAGTCTTCGTCATTCAAAATCGTAGGAGTCCAGTTGGCAAAAGTTCTTGTTCCCGCTAATTTGATCTTGCGACCAAAGTATGAGGCTTCGATAACGCTTATAGAACTTTCAGGTATCTGTGCAGCTTTGCATGTGAAAGAAACTCTTGCTCCTATATTCGGAACACCAGAAGGCGTATCAATGATCACGCTGAACAGTGATGGTCGTGCGCCTCCTAGTGGTAATCCCGAAGAAGCGAACTCGGAAACATTAAATGCCATAAGATTCTCCTTTATCTAGTGTTCTAGAATTGTCCAACGACTTCGCTGAACTCTACGCCAGTTCTAACTGCTACGAAGTTTAGTTGTATGAAATTGATAGAACGAGCTGGTTTGATATAAATGTCGCCAACGAATTCATTACGATCAATCACTTCACCTGTATTGTTAGTGGTATCGCAAACAACTCTGTAGTCGTAAATTCCACGACGTCCTTGAACATCACGCAAGAATGGCTCTACTATATTTCTAAACTGAGCACGCGTGAAATCGTCGTTGAATTCGAACAGAGTAAACTTCGCAGCAGTAGAAATCGCTTTTTCAAGAACGATAAACAATCTGCGAACGTTGATACGATCGAACGCTGATGGTTTTGCTAACAAAGTCTTATCGCCAAATAGAACAGTTCCTTGACCTGGAAAGGTAACAACTGGATTTACGCCAGCTTTATATAACTGATCACGTTGACCTTTAGTTGCATTGAACGCAAGTTTGATTACATTTTTAACTTGGCCACGATTAAATCCAGCAGGCGAATACCATGGATCGCGCTCATTATCTGTGCGAACCATAAGACCAGCTGTGTCACCGTTTAGAGCAACGTAGCGATAGATATCGTTGTATTTATCATATGCGTATTTGTAATTACCATCCATTACTGCATAAGACGATGATGGGAGTAAATTACGGAACGCAATAATATCATCCATTTCTGCACCAACATATCCGGCATTATTGACTACATCTGCGCGCCGTGGCGAAATAATAGCCAAACAGTCTTTACGGACTTCAGCAACATTATTGATAGCATGAATCGCCACTGTCTGATTTCCATCTCCAGTTAGGATAAAGGAAACGTCGACAACTTCAGGATTCGCAAATTCATTCAGTCCATTTATATAATCTGCGGCTCTCGGAAGTCCACCGTCGCGACCTAGGCCAAAAGAAGCATTTAAAGGAACCTTTTGAAGCCCAGCTCGGAAATCTAAACCTGCAGTCAAATTTCTACCTGCATGAGTAACTCCCGTCATATTTGCAGCCCACCAAACATATCTAGAATTTTGATTGATTACGTTTACATAATAATTTGTTGATCCATCTTCATTTTTAGCATCTGCCGCTTTTGAAATACTAGAAAATCTTTCAAGAACCGTATTTGAAGTTCCAGTAATTCTTCCCTCTTCGTCGGCAACAACGATATGCATTTCATCGTTTGAAGAGCCTTCTCTAGCAGCTGCTGATGATGTGCCAGGAGCTCTGTCGAAGTAAGATGCAAACTCCCAACGACGTTGGACTAGGGATTGAGTAGCTGCAGTGTTTCCGATATACTTACTAGCGAGTGTGATCGTTGCACCAGAAGCAGAAGCAACTTTTACTTCGTATCTATCTGGACCGGCTATTAAAATATCACCTGCAACAAGAGTTGCGGCGTAAGCAGAATTAGAAGCTGTTACAGTAACAGAATTATTTGTAAACGATAATGTGCCATTGGCTGTGCTCTGAAACGCATTAGACGTTCTGCAAGCAGAAACGCGCAATGTATTTCCTGTTTGCCCTGGATATTTTGCTACCCACAAACCAACTCCAGTGATACCGCTAGAATAATTATCATCATAATCACTTTCATTTTTGATAATAGTATTCTTAGTATTAGCAGTATTGGTTTGCGCATTACGGGCCGCAGCAGTATCTGTAGATAATGTACCTACGTTCGAACTGCGAATAACCCTATTAACATACAACTTATTACCATAGCTAAGAAAACTAGCTGCAGTAAAAAAATCAGAAGCTGTATTCGAATTTGGGTTTCCATATGTAGCTGCGAGTTGATCCTCAGCTCCGATCAGAACACGTTGAGCTACTGGACCCCACCTCGCATGCATCGCGATTGCGCCCTCGGTTGTGCTTACGGCCGGAATTACGGTGGTGAGATCAATCTCACTGACATTAACTCC